TCGAACGGGTTATATTTTTTATTCAAAAACTCGAGACCCGTCGTACATGCAATAAGCATACGTCTCGAAAACTTTATCGATTTATCTACGTCTATGCTATATGTAATTCTCTTAACTTCTGTTCTAAGTTCATCTATAGGTGAATATGCATTCAAACGCTTATTCACCGTAAAACCTTTTTTTTCTAACCGACCAAGTTTGTTTACGAGATCGGCCTTCTCCTCGTCGATAGTTTTAAAACCAGGTGATGGTTTATCCTCTTCCATACCACCGTCGGGTACGCCATAATCATATGGATACCCCGGTTCTGGTTCAACTTCGTACTCACCATAATCAACGGGTTCCTCAGTTAGCGGAACCGAGGGTCGGTTTTGTTTATCGGGATTTGCAAAAGAATCAATGTCTTCCTGGAAAGTCTGTACTGGTGGTGGCGTGAACTGAGTGTGCATGTGTTTCGGCATTTGCTTTTTCACAGGCTGAGGTCGAGGAACTTCGATTTCAATCTCGTTCATAAGAGCCTGTTCGTTATCATCTAATTTCATAACGTTTGTGTCATTACGATTAAGTATAATCTCTCCGTCCATTAATCTTTATATTGAAACTATTCTAATTTCTTTAACGCACTTTATAAAAAAAATATATGTTCAATACAAATGAAACTCAACTCTACAAACAAAAATACACTCAAGGCAATTGTGATCGTCTTCGGCCTCATCTGCATTCTCCAATTTTTGAGAACGAGCGGATACAGCCCAGTCACGATCGAAACAACAGATGAAGGTTCGCTCTTCGACCTCGAATCCAAGGAAGAATGTCTCAAAAACTCCTACTACTCCGACAGTAGAGGTGGTGTTTGTGGTGGCCAAAAATTGGTCGCGGCACAAGCGGGCTATAAGATGAAGTAAAATCTCCAGTATATATAAATGGCTTTAGTGACTAGTCAGTCCACTTTACCCGATTTCGAATACGAACATCACACGGTTATACTCGATAACTTAGATCACGGTGCAGATAATACAGATTTTACACTTCATTTACCAACACCGCTCGAAAATGTCGTACAAGTACAATTACTCGCCGCTAGCATTAACACAAGTGGTGATTCTCAAAGGTGCATACACATTGGTATAGAAGAACTCAAGACAAATTTTACCCAACGAGGTAAAAAAGATCTCGACGATGCCGATAACCACCTTAACCGAATTTTTGGTACGATTATATGCGAACACACATTACATGCCGGGGGAGCACAAAAAGCAGTTTTTTTCAGAAACGAGTACCCAATTATCCAACAATATTATAACCCAATTCGAACACTCGATAGATTAACTTTTAATTTAGATAAACAGAATGGTGACGCAGCTGCATGTGGTGACGCTGTTTTCGTTTTTAAATTCGTTTGCAAAAAAAGAAATTTACCCTACAAAAAATAATTTTCAGGGCGTCTCGTAGGTATAATTTAAACCTTTTATTATTATAAATGTCTTCTGGTGTTATACAACTAATCGCTATTGGTGCTCAAGATAAGCACATAATGGGCGAACCAGAAATTTCATTCTTTAGTTCCAGTTATAAGCGACACTCTAATTTTTCACAATCCATAGAAGAGCAAACGATACAGGGATCTGTGAAAAATAACGCTATGTCATCGGTCAAATTCCCAAGATCAGGTGACCTTTTAGGATACACGTATCTAACTATACACAATTCCACACAAGCACTCGACGTTGAAAGGTGGGATTATCTCATAGATAAAGTCGAATTACTCATAGGCGGTCAGGTTATAGATACCCAAGACGCCGTTTTTACAGAGAAAATCGCCATTGATACGTTCGCATCCAATATTTCTAAAAGCGCATTAGGTACGCACCCAGGTATAAGTGCTCGTTCATATTTTTACCCTTTGCGATTCTTCTTTTGTGAAGGTGCGCAATGTGCTTTACCCATAATCGCACTACAATACCACGAAGTTGAATTAAGAATTCACTGGGGTTCGCAAGCTGAAAACTACGAATTTGACTGTTATTCGAACTATTACTATTTGGATAACGAAGAACGTGGTAATATCGCCTCGAGAAACCATAACATGCTCATCACACAAGTCCAGAAAAGCTTACCATCGAACGAACTTGCACAGGAACTCGTATTTAACCACCCGGTAAAGTATCTCGCGTGTTCAGATACAACCACGGGAGGTGCATTAACATCAGATACCAATAAAATCAAAATAGAAATTAACGGTCAAGATATATGCAATTTTAAATACGGAAAACCCCATTTCATGGAAGTACCAAATTATTATCACACGACGTTCGTAACGTCACCCGATTTCTTTTTACATTGTTTTTGTATTTCAACGAGTTCGCTCCAGCCGACAGGAACTCTCAATTTTAGTCGTTTAGATTCAGCTAAGGTAATTAGCCAAACAATGAAAATAACCGATCCGATATACGCGGTTAATTACAATATACTCAGAATTGAAAATGGTATGGCCGGTCTTATCTACGCAAATTAAAATACATACTTATATTAAATGGTTAAAAACATACCTACCATCGAGCGGTCTACCAAAATCCGGTTTGGTAAACATGCTTTGGATAATCAGGCTGAAAACACAATCGTGTTCAATGCTTCAGATATTGCCATTGATACACCCACACCAAATTCTATATATATGACACCTTTACGGGTCGCGGAAATAGCAGGTTCTAACCTTGTGGGTTACTCGGCGACCACAAAAGAAGTTGTTGATTCAAGTGTTCCTACATCCCTCCTAGGTGGTGTAGATTTAGCATCAGCAATTGATTTAGGTAATACGTCATCTAATACTGCAATTTTTACAAATACAAACGAAACTATCGTTTCATCAGGTACGATAAGATCAGATAACTTCAAAACAACATTAAACGCCGTTGCTATAGATGGAAATAAAACAAACAAAATCCAAGTTTCTGGGATCATACATTCGGGAGATTTACAAGCAACAGATCACGTTGCCATTGCAAATACGAACCCCCAAAACAAATTAACTATAGGTGCTTTAGGTCAAACTGTATTCAATATACCAAATGCTTCAGAATTCGCGTTAGATACGGTCGGTAACGTCAATGCACAAAATTACCGAGGTGATTCGTATTACCTTTCAAATCTTACGATGGAAAATATAACAAATCAAGGTAATATCACGTCAAATACAATCATATTTTCAAATGCTCATAATAGTATTTTTACAACGAGTAACGTCGATATCGGTGGTAATGTTTTTATAAGAGAATCGGGTAGTGCGCTTTATGGTAATATTGCGGGGGCTAATACAATAGCAGCGAGTAGTATTTTTACAACGAGCAACGTCGATATCGGTGGTAACGTCTTCGTAAGAAACCCAAACGATAACGCAATATTCGGTAACATTGCAGGTTCAAATACAATAACAGCGAGTAAAATAACGGTATCTACCTCTATCGAAGGCCAAAATATTATTGCGTCATCCGGAGGTACGTTTCAAGGTGATGGTGCAAATATAACAAATATAAGCGCCGAACATATAGATACGGGGATACTTGATGTTGAGCGTGGTGGTACCAACATTGGTACATACAATACAGGTGATATGCTTTACGCATCGGGACCAACAACATTAGCACCAATAACCGCATCGGGAGCGAACGATAAATATTTAAAATTTGATTCAGGAACGGGCGTACCCACGTGGATGGACGTTGCATCTACACTAGATGAGATCGTCGGTGGTGGTCCCATAGGTTCGAATACAACATCCAATGTCATAGAAACCGGAGGTCTCGTTACCGGATTCGTAGAAGCTACTACACTGGAAGGTAATGGTGCAAAAATATCGGGTATTAACGCAGCAAATGTAGTACAATACAATAATAACACACTCAGTGATACCGTTTTACCCGTAGTACCCGAAACCAAAGGTGGTACGGGTCAAAATGCGTATGCACAAGGTGATATATTATATTCAGATAATGCTAATTCATTAAACAGACTCGTTAAAGGGACTGATAAACAAATTTTACATATGAATGGAAATGTACCTCAATGGACAACAACAATATCAGACGCAACTTTGGATACATCAACGCTAACCGGTTCGATTACAACACAAGATTTAGATGCTAACCGTATTCCGTTTATAGATGGAGGTAAAGTATTATCAACGAACCCAAAACTCCAATTCGACGGAGACGATCTCGTGACACTAGGTTCAAATGTTGAAATTACAGGTAATTTACACGTCGTAGGAAACATCACTGCTCGTCATGAAAACAGTCTAACGATTAACGATCCAATTATAGAGGTCGGTAACAATAACTCGAGTGATAATATTGATTTGGGTATGGTCATGACCATGAGTA